CAGGAATAGGAAAAGCTTATATCGACCCAGAAACGGGTGAGGCTATACCTGTTATGGATAGGTTTAAAATGGGGCTAGCAGGGCTAGTTGATTTATTTCGTTCTGATGCTAGCAACGATGCGCGACGTTTTAACATGGATATGGTTGAAGCAGTAGCTGATAGAGACTTAGACGCTATCCAATTTGGACGTACTTCTGATGATGCGCGAGATTTTAACATGGACGTTATAGAGGCACTTACTGAGAGAAATATTGGTGGGGAGGAAGAAATAGAAGAAGAAACAATGGAAACTATGTCTGTCCCTACCCGTGCCGAAGCTTTTGCTAGTATGTTTCCCAATGCTCAACAAGGCGTTGACGACTATGCAAGAGACAAAGAGCTGGGCGGCATAGGTTCGTTGCGTACAGCCGGTAGGATGCAAGAACAAAGACAAGAAAAAGATCAAGCAGTAATGGACTTCTTTAGCGATATTGGGCGCAAACAAGACCAAGCACGTAAAGAGGAAGCGCGTAGAGCTGCTGAGTTTATACTTATGCAAGGGCGATCTAACGACATGCTTAACGAATTAGACCCTGCTATATCTCTTAGTGGTATAGAAGAAGTGGGAATAGAAGGGTTTGCTCCGGGCGGAGACGTAGAAGAGCGTCGTTTAGGAGATAGTCTTGGAGCTGCTATAGAATCTGGAGTTTTAGGTGCAGGAGAATTGATAGGTGATACTTTTTTTGACGCTGATGATAAGTTAGGGTCTGCCGCTAATCTTGCTTTATTTATTGCCGGTTTTAACCCCGCAGTTAGAGGTCTAAGTTTAGCTGGCAAAGGCTTGGGCGCGTTAGGTAAAAGATTTGGTCCTAGAGCGATAGAACTAGCAAAGAAAGCAGTTACTAGACCCGCTAAAGCTGGTAAAAAAGGCGATAAGCCTATGTTTAGAATTGATCCTAAAACAAATAAACCCGTACAAGTTAGAGAATTTAGTCCTGTCAGGGCAGGAGTTATAGGCGCAGGTGCGCTTAAAGGAGCAGATTTTCTTAGCGGTGGTGACGATACTGACACAATAGTAGCAGAAGAAATTATTAGAACTGCGCCCACTTCTCAACAAAAACTCGATAGCATAGTAGATTTACCTAGGGTTGGTAGAAAAGAAGCACCTAAAAAACCTGGACTTTTTGACAACGTAGACACTAATTTGCTCAGAGAGTTTCTTACAAACGCTGGAGGGCAAACTTCTACAAGCGGTGCGTTAGCAGCAGGGGGTAAAGGAGTAGCTAAAGAACTAGCTAGACAACAAACAAGAGGAGATAAAGTAACTTCTGATATGGCGCGTAACGCAGTGCTACAGCAACAAGTTGAAGCTACACTTGGCGCACAGGATGCAAGGACTACTCAATACGTAGCAGGTTTATTAGAGAGTTTTAGAGACGTTCAAAACAAACCAGAACGTGATTCTATGATTGCAGCAAAACTTAATATACCTTTAGATGAGCTTAAAGATTACAGAAAGAAAAATAACCAACAAGTGATAAACGCAACTTTAGAAGTAGATAGGGATTATTTGCAGTTAATAGCTCGACAATTTGGCATTAGCAGTGGTTCTGCTAAAGATCCTGAAACAGAAGCTTTAGTTAGTCAATACACTACATAACATGGCAACTGTAGAGCAACTTAGTCAAGCGTTAAAAAATGCCCATGCTGCTGGAGATACAGCCGCAGCACAAAAACTAGCGCAAGCACTACAATCTCAAGGAAGTTTTCAAACCCCTACTTCTTTTCCTACTCCCGAACTAGGTTTAGTAGACACGTTTACTGGTGGTGTGTCACGAGGCTTGGACCGTCTAGGTTCTACGTTTACTGATGTTATTCCTGCTATAGCAGCAAGTGCCGTGGGTGCGGATGAGTATGCTCAAGAACAACTAGCAGAAGCGGCTGAAAAACAAGCTCTTAGTCAAAGATTAAACCCAACTCAGTTTGAAAGCTTTAAAGATGTAGAAGGTGTAGGTGACTTTACTAGATTTGCTGCTGAAACTATTGGCGAACAGTTTGGAAATCTTGGACTTACTCTTGGTGCTGCTTTAACAGGTGGAGCACTCGCACCCGTAGCGGGCGCAGCTAGGGCAACGGGTCAATTAGCCGGTGCAGCTTTCGGTTCATACGCACTTAACGCACCTGAAGTCTTTGAAAATGTCTACCGTGAGACAGGTGAAACCGCGCCTGGGACGGCTCTGTTGTTTGGTGCGGCAGCAGCAAGCCTAGATTCAATACTACCGTTAGCCCTAACTAGAAATATATCCGGTCCTATGAAAGCAGGAATAGCTACTAAGTTGCTTGAGAAATCAGGTATGTCGCGTGGTGTGCTGCGTTCGGGTACTGCGGGACTGTTCTCTGGGCTAGGTCTTGAAGGTATAACTGAGGGTGCACAAGAAGGGATTAGCATAGCCGCTGAAAGATTTATTGATGACAACCCTGATGTCTTTGGTAGTAAAGAGTTCGACCGGATCATGGAAGCAAGTGTTCGTGGTGCTGTAGCAGGTGGAGGGTTTGGTACAGTTGGTGGCACTATAGAAGGTGCTAGAGAAGGATCACAACGTGCACAACGTTTAGCAGATTTAGAAGAAGCTAAAAAATTACGTAAGAAAACAAATGACAGATACGCAGCTCCCGAAGGTACCATCGGGGGACAACGAGAACTACCTTTTGTAGACCCTGTTAAACCAGATCAATCTCCGCAAGAAAGAAGAACAAATTTAAACCAAGCGCAAGAGTTTGAAGAAATTAGAACTGCTCAAGAAGATGTTGACCTTGCAAGTCAATCTGAAGAAATAGATTCGACTGTAGTTTCAATGCCATTTGCATTAGAAACAGCGCGTAGACGCAAAACAGAAGGCGTTCCTTTAACTGGAGAAATAAAAGATTTAACTCCTGAACAGTTAGAAGTGGTAGAACAAATACGTAAAGAAGAAAGTCAAAGAATACTTTACGAAGACGCAGCAGTTGAAGCGCAACGTTTAGGAGTTGAGTTTGATGCTACTAAGCCTTTTAACCAGTTAACAAATGCAGAAAAAGAAATAATAGAAACTGTAGGAGAAACACGAAAAAGTAGGTTTAGTAAAGAACAAGGTAGTTTATTTGCTAATAAAGTAAGTGAAGACGGTACGTTAGGACCAAGTACAGCAGCAAAAAAGACAGAAAATAGAGAACTAAAAATAGCTAAAGCCGAAGCAGATGCAGTAAAAAAACAACAGAAAGAACAAAAGAAACTTGATACTCAACGACGTAAGCAGTTGTTGGGCGCGGAGCAATTAGATTTAAACTTACCCGCTGGCACACCGTCAACAACTGTAAGTGAAGAGGCAGTAACAGCAGGGCAAGGAGATATATTTGGCGGTATGCCAGAAGTTACAGAACCTCCTGCTCCGGTAAGTTCTACAGTCATTCCTACGGACAAGGTAGGATTAAAAGCGTGGGGTAAAGAAAACTTTGGCTCTAATGCGTTAACAGCGTGGCTACGTGAAGGTGGTCCTTTAGCTGGCAAAGACTTAAGTGATCCTGTCCAAGCCGCAGAAGTAAAAGCCGTTCTTGAAACAGCTAGAGATGATACCAAAAGCGCCACTGTACCTGTAAAGATAGATGAGTTTCTTGCTCGTCCAGAATTCCAAGTTGAAACTATAGAAACAACAGATCAAACAACAGATCAAACAACAGATCAAACAACAGATCAAACAACAGAGGTAGATGAAGTTGTACCCCTGGATAAACAAAATTTAGGAAAGCCAATTGAAACTTTTAGAGGCACATTGCAAGGACAAGAAAACACTAGGTTTAACGTCTATAAAACCTCAAATGGTTTTGTTACAGAAATTACACGTCTCAACGCAATTAAAGGACAACCTCCAGTAGTTAGTAGAACAGAACATAAAAATAAAAAACAAGTTGATGCTACTAAAAGTAAAATGGCAGACCGTATAGGAGTGCTTACACGAGTTTCTAACAACAATATATTTAACAAGCCTACGTACACAGGTAAAGCACTCAACAGAGAGCAACGGCGCATAGCAGAACAAGGCAACTTTAAACAGTTGCTTAACAGACTAATTCCGTCTCAGGCTCCTGAAATACAACGGGTACTACGCAAGATTCGTTCTCAAGGACTGACTACTAAGTTAGTTGTTCAAGACGTGTCAAACATACCAGAAGCTACTAGTTCTAGTGGGTACTACGATGTAGATACAAATACTATTGTTCTTAACTCACGGCAAGGAGAATTATCGGGACTAACCGAAGAAACATTTTTGCATGAAACTATTCATGCTGCTATATCTCAAGCTCTTAACAACCCTGACTTGCAGATAACTAAGGACTTTTTTAAATTTTACTCTGATATTAAAAATCAAATGGGCGATGCTTACGGTGGTCAAGACCTCCAAGAATTTGCCGCAGAACTTGTAAGCAATCCTGAATTCCAAGCTCTACTAAGAAGTACTAAAGCACCTAATGCCGCTCCAAGTAATAACTTACTTACTAACATCTTTGAAGCTATTGCGCGTTTCTTTGGTTTCCGTCCACAACAAAGTGCGTACACTAAGGGCTTAGACTTTATAGACAAGATACTGGACGTATCCCAGGGTGTTGAACCTACACTTAGCGGCAGGTTGTTTTTAAGTACTCCTTCCGAAGCTATGGGGGCTATGTCAGACGCACTTACTAAAACACCAAAGTTTGTAGGTAAGAAAGCAAACGACGTAGCAAATGCTGTATCTAATCTTGTTGGTCAAGAAGGTGGCGGCAATGTAGCTTCTAATGCACTTAGAGCTTTTCGTATACAAGACTTTATACGTATGACGGAAAAGAAGTACCCAGACTTGGCTGCTAAGTTAACAAATCTAAGAGAAGCGTTGCTTAAAAGAGAAGGAGAAAAAGAAAAGAACTTAAAAACAGCTACTGATAAGTATAGAAAAAACGAACGAGTACAAAAGAAATATCCCCAAGCAGCAGAACGCATGGGAGTCATGGCAGATATTGCTCACAGGAATCAATTTGATTTAACTGGAAAGGTTGATCCTGAATTTGACATTAATGTAATGGTTAAAGATGCTGACGGAAATAATATTTTTAATACCTTACCAGAGCAAAAAGCTGCGTATAACAAATTACAAGCAGAGTTTAATAGATTGCCCGCAGAAGTAAGAGAAATGTACACTGAAATGCGACAAGATTTTAAAGACACGTACACGCAATTTCGAGAGTACATTAAAAAATTAGCGCCTAGCAGTGAACAAAAAAGAATAACGGACACCTTTGCAAGAACTCAACCGGCTATAGGGTACTTCCCTGCTGTTCGTTTTGGGGATTACTGGTTGCGGTATACTAATTCAAGTGGTAGAGACGTAACTACAGCCTTTGAATCTGAAAGACAACGTACAAAGTTTATAACTGATAACAACATAGAAAATGCAGAAGTATTTAATAAAGTAGAAAATACAGAGTATAAAGCTGACACTTTTCCCGAAGGTAGTTTTATACGAGAAGTTATGAAAGTAGTACCCGCAGAAAACCAAAAAGACGTATACGGAATACTGTTGGATGTTATGCCTTCTAACAGCTTTGATCAAAGACTGAGACTCTATACAGGTAAAGAAGGAGCTTCTACAGACTTAGTAAAAGTGCATGGTGATACGTATTTAAAAGTACTTAGAAAAATAAACACCATGAAGTACATGCCAGACATACAGGATGCTGTAAATAGTATTACCTCTACCGAAAGCATAGGATTTCCTGCCGCAATTCAAGACGAAATAAAAAGGCGTGGCAATTTCATGAAAAGTCCTAGTTATCCCAAGATGACAACTTTTTTTGCTACTGGGGCTTACAGTTTATTCTTACTAGGCAACGCTTCTGCTGCACTTATAAACACAAGTTCAGTACTGCTACTTACTTACCCAAGACTAGCTGCTCAATATGGTTTTGAACAAGCAAACAGAGTATTGTTATCTGCTATGAAAGAAGCATTTCCTTCGTTAAAAAAGAAGGGAGAAAGGGAGCTTGATAATTTTATAACTTACAAATGGCAGAACGATCCTAAATATAAAACTCTTTACGACGGCTTAATGGAGAAAGCTCAACTAGAACATACGTTAGCGCGTGAACTTTTAGACGGTACAAAAAAAGACACATCAGATTTTGATTCGCGGACAGCTAAGTTTATGAACATGCTTAGTATGCCTTTCTCTGGAGCAGAAAAATACAGTCGGGCTACTACAGCTATTGCAACGTACAACTTAGCAAAAGCAAATGGTAAGAGCGACTCTGCTGCTGTAGACGAAGCTGTTAATCAAGTCATAGATGTACATACTTCCGGTCTTGCTGCTGAAGGACCAAGCTTAATGCAGCACCCTCTAGGACGAGTTGCCTTTACCTTCAAAAGTTTTATATGGAACAGTGCAAGTCTAGTAGGATACGGAATATACGAAGCAACAGCCGGTTCTGATAAAGCTACGCGGTTGCAAGCTCAAAAACAGGTGGCTTTAATTTATACTATGAGCGCAGCTATGGGCGGTATCAACGGACTACCTTTCTTTGGAGCGGCTGCAACTTTTGCTAATATAATGGAAGCCTTAAGTTCCGTATTTGACGATGAAGAAGACGAACCATTTAATTTTAAAGAGTTTGTTCGCAGTTCAACAAATGATTTAGTGTATAAAGGTCCGTTTAACTATGTAACAAATTTAGAAATATCTAACCGCGTAGGATTAGCTAATGGTTTAGTGTTTAGGGAAGACCCATACAGCATAGAAAGAAATGGTTATATAGCAACTGCTGCTTTCCAAGCCGCAGGTCCAGTAGGAAGTTACTTCCTTAATGCTGGACGAGCCTTTGAATACTTAGGCGAAGGAGACTTGCGACGTTTTTCAGAAGCCCTTTCTCCCAGTGCGTTACGAAACTTAATTAAAACTACACGCTATATGGACGAAGGAGCTAGAACTAGAAGTGGAGAAGAGTTAGATACAGACATCAATGCGTATAGTTTACTAATGCAAGCATTTGGTTTTAGTCCTGCTGATATATCTAACATGTATGAAAATAGATCGTTAGCGTTAAACTTTCAAACTAAAGTACGTAACCGCAGGAAAGCTCTACTTAAAGCGCACTATATGGGTATAGAAAATAATGATCCTGAATTGCAAGCAGAATCATTAGAAAGACTTTTACAACTCAACGAGTTGTTCCCAGGTATACTTAAAGAAAATACGCTAACGGCTTCTTACAAATCGCACCAAGCTTACAGTCAAGACTTACTTTTAGGTTTAAAATTTGACGCAGCTTTGCGAAACACAGTAACCGACAGATTTCTTAGTGACTTTGTAGCTTAAACTCTCCATACCCGAATGCCTCGCACCCCATCTTCTATACGTACTTTAGTAACTACTTTGTATTTAAGTCGTTTAACTTCTGCAAGTATGATGCGTCTGTGTTTCTTAGGGTCGAGGCACGGTATAAAAAATGACCAACCTTTCTTAAACTTCTTCCAGTTGATCTGGTAGTTCACCTTCTCTAATTCCATTTTCTTCCTTAGCTTTTTCTGCAAGGCCATCCATATTTAAAAAGTCACTATGTGAGCAATCAAAAATAATACATCGTACCGAGGGAGCTACTAAGTTAGTACCTTTTGTAAGCTGTTTGTTATCCTCTTTTATGCACATTTTTTTAGCTTTTAATTCTTTAACCAACGATCTGTACCCAATATGGTTGTTCTTACAGTATTTACTAAACGCCTTAGATGTAATGTACATAAGCTTAGTATCTGGTTCGTAGCGTATCAATAGACCCAGCCTGGGTTCTACTAAAGGAGCGGTTGCCCTTGCTACTCTCTTGTCCACGCTGTCATTGATTATTAATAAGTGCTGAATGTATAAGTTCAAAAACTCACCAATAGTTGCACTTGCACTATCCACCGGAGGAGTAGTATCTTTTCTTGTAGTTTGGATTACAGGTATAACTTTTTTGTAAATTCTACCTATGTCTAAATTTATTAATCCAACTTTCCTAGCAATTATTCCTCCTGCTATGTTAGCTGAAAGCATAGCGGACCAGTTTCTTTCCCTACTTGTTAGTTTAAGTTTTTTATCTATCGTACCCTGTACTTCTTTTATTAAGTCCATGCAGTCTTCAAAGTTTGCAATAACGTACTGTATAAAAGGAACAATGGCGTGACCGTAATTTTCACCTAGTTGGTGGTCAAACATTTCTTTACCCTCTTCAGGAGAAACAATCTCTCCATCTAAAGGCTCTACAACAAATTCAATTATCCGCATTATCTCCCCATCTGGGTGATCTTTTAGTCCCTGTAGTTTGTCGTAGAACGAAGAGTTAGAACTAGTTAAAGAGATAGTCCGCCAAGTAGTGTTGTTCTTGCGTAGCTTGTTTGCGTGAGGGTCTCCTTTATCATTACCTCTGCCTTGTGATGTAGCGTAAGCAAAGTCCGTCAACTGTTCAGCGGGCATGTTACTTAACTCATCCATTGTGTTTACTATATTGTTAAGTAGTCCGAGCTTAGTTATCTTTGCTACCGCCGTGTCGCGTGGAGTACCCAAAAGAAGTTCAGGGTCACCGCAAATACTGTTTGCCATTCTAAGTACGGTTGTCTTACCTGTACCAGAGTCCTTGTGTACTAAGTTAATAATTGCACCTTTTTGCCCAGTAAACTGTAACAAGGGCGCACCAAAGCCAGATAGTGCAGCAAAAGCTTGTATCTCTAAACCCTCTCTATCGTACAAGTTAAAAACTTCTTTCCATTTGTCTAGCGTACCTGCGGGTTCAAAGTAATCTACAAGGTCTTCAGTAACGGTAGAAGCTGGAGAGTGATACACCCCATCTACTGTGATTTCCCTAGTACCTACAATAAATTTAGTGTGGTTGTCTGCCCAACCGAATTGTGTTCTCATTATTTCTGCCTCTTTTCTTTTTGATAACTCAATAATGCAATCCATAATGTACTGCGTTATAAGTGTAAATTGTTTTCTGGGAGCTAAGATTCCATTTTCTGATAGCAACGCTTTTAATTGCCGCTCGTCTGTTACCTTAGACATTTTTATTACAAACTCTCTGAGACCATCACGAGGACTGTGTAACTTAAACACAGCTTGGTAAGAGCTTTCGCCGGGATCCCACATCCGTTTCTCAACATAAAAATCATACGGGTAAACTAACTTAGGCCCAGTACTGTTCTCATCTTCCAAGTTGTGAAACCATATACCCCCACTTTTTGCCTTGTAGTAATTCTTAGGGTACGGAGGTTTCTTGGTAGCCTTTTCTTTTTCTTCCTCGTCTTCTTCAAATAGTTCTGGTTCTTTGCCAAGTTGTATTGGACTAGTTATGCTGCCCTTATGTACGCATCCCTCGCACCCAGCCAAGTTGTGTTCAGCAAACTTGTCACACCCGTGCGGTCCTTTTATACCTTTGATCTTACGCTGAACCATATCAGGGTCGTAATCGGGATGGCCCTTAGATAACGCATGTACTGCCTTATCCGAATCGTTACAGTGTTTAGCTATAGACAAAGCGTTGAACCATCTAGGTTCAGCTAAAGTCTTTCGATTCTTAATGCAATCAACAAGCTGTTTACAAGGGTTTTCTCTGGTAATAATTGCTTTGAACGAAGTAGTATGGTCTTCTGCAAAAACACGTTCTTCCCAGCTAAGATTCTTTGCGGTCTTAGGTATCTCTACTGCGTCTTCGTCAACACCAAGCACGTCACGTAGTTCGCTAAACGGAATAGCAGCGGCTACATGTTTTACAGTTACTTTACTAGGGGTATCGTACTTAACGTTTAGAGTACCAGGAACTCTAAGTATTCGTGCTACTTCAAATACTCTAGGGTCAGCGCAAAACTTTTGAGTAACGCACACCTCCTTAAAACGTTTAGCTACAGGTATCCACTGTTCTTTAGGTACCTCTTCAGTAAACGCCCAGTACGCATGTACACCGTTACCTGAGTCAACTAGTGTTGGCCTTGGTAGACCTAGTGTTTTAGTAAAAGAAGCTAGAGCGCGTAACCCTTCTGCTTGTGTAGCGTAACCTTCGGGTAGCCCTGTTGATTGCTCGATGGCGTTTGCTTTACCTTCACCACAATCTATATCTACCCATAAAGACTGCAAAGACTCTACATTGTCTGCTGTACGTTTAGTGTTTTCTTTGTACTTAGCTAGCCCGAAGTATACGTGCTTACCTTGAGAAGCAAAGGTATCAAATACAGTTTGTAGTTCTTCTTTGTCTTTTGTCCACTTGTGAATTACTTTTTGGTTCTTGCCGGGGGGTATGCCAACTGCACAATACCACCCTCCCGATGGCACTACATGTTCTATTAAGTTAAAGTTCTCCATATAATTTGCAGGGGCAGATTACCCCCAAGCCCTCTTGGTTATGTAACCAATTCTAATTATTGTTTAAACTTAGCTATGTACTTTTTGATCGCACTAGTTAAGTCAGAGTGCGGCTCGTGCGTACCCATAAACCAGTTGTAGACCGTCTGTCTGCTGACCCCCAACTGAGAGGCAACATCGGAAACAGGTATGTCGTGCTTAATACATACCCTTCCTAGTTTTACTCCCAGTGAGGTTCGGTCTGCCTGTTTATTAAGGCTATCGAGTCGAGTTGTATAACCGTAACTCATTAGTCTTCGTCACTCCCCCATTCGTCTATAATAGAAGATAAGTCTTCACCGTCGGGCTTTGGCTCTTCCTTTTTCTTCTTACGTTTTACCGGCTCGGCTACCGGCTCTTCTTCGTCATCAAACGGATCAGGTTCAGAAGCAGTTGTCGTAGCTTCTTCAAAATCATCTCCAGAATCCTCAACAGTAAACGGACTACCCGACTCTTCACCTACAGTAAAACCATCTTCTTCTACATCAAAAGGAGACGCTTCCATACGTGGCTCTAATTTTTTAATCATTGCCCCGCGTAGTCGAAGAGATACCCCACCACCGTTTTGTTTAAAAGGCGCAAAGTTAACCGCTATATTTACTAAGCTACCATGAGTAAGCTCAAAGTCTGGCTCAAGCTTATTATTTTTCACGTCAAACTGCTTTGGTATCCCAGTTTTCTTACCGCTATATTGGGCTTTTATCTTAGCAGAACCCACATAAGTTCCATCGTCTTGCTTTTTAAAACTCATCTTTAGTTTGTTTTGCGGGAACGAATCATCAGCTTTTTTCCTAGCCTCCCAAGCTTTTTTCATTAGAGCATCCAGTTCTTTAGCTTGCTCTAAACTCATTTTAAAACCTAAGTCATAAGAAGCGCCGTCTTCCATTGCATCGCAAGGAACACTTTTATTTTGCTGGTCACTCCATTTATATGGCTGGTTTATACGTGGGTAATGCGCGAGTACATTTTTAATTATATGCTCGTTGTCTTTCATATTCTCATTTCCATTATCAAAAGGGTTAATATATTCGCCGTCTTTTAAGACGAGTTTGTTTACAACATCTAGCTCTTCCGTACTAATTGGTCGAGCAGGTTTGAAATACATCTTGTGTAGGTTGTAAGTCTCAACAAAATATATCTCTGTCAAAACAGTGTTAAGTTCTTCTCCGTTACTTTTTAAATAGTCTCGGTACTGGTATAGCGTCATCTTGTTTACCGCTTTGGCAAATAAGCTAATACCTCCAATCCGTAAACTACACACTGTTTTAGATTCTTCTTCTACTACGGTAATAACTGTATAGAATTTACAAGGCTTACTCTTATATCCGGTTGCACCTTTTATGTTTTGCACACAATCAATACATCGGGCAGACTCTCTGTTCTCAACCGGCACACTAGGGTCGGGGGTATTGGAGTCCAAAGACCAACACTTAAGATTACCTGAGTAGTCGTAGTAGTTCCTAGATAACAAACCTTCGTCTGCTATTACTACTTTGATTGACGCTTTAGGTGCGTAAGTAGCAGGGTCTAAAAAGCATCCGTCTTGTGTTTCTAGTCGGTTCACTTATTTGTCGGCTTACGTACAGAGATAGCAAACTTACTGTTAGCCTGTAGCCCTTCAGGACATATGTCAGGGTTTTCAGCTAGGAACTCTTTCATGTTGCCATTGTGGATTCGTTTCTCAAGCAAGTGCAGTGCGTCATGTTTTATAAGGAACTCGTGCAGTCTCTCCCAGTCACTTGTCCAGTATTGAGATATTACTCTGCGACTAATAGTACCTTCTTGAGTCTTCAAGCTATCTACGTTTTGCTCTGCACATAGCTCTAGCATCTTGTCAGAAATCTTAGCCTGTATTGCTTTAAGCTTTTTGATCTCGTCTTCTTTATCTTTGATGGTGTGCCTCAACTTCATATAATCTGAGGCCATTCTGTCTGCTGTTAACTTAGTCATGTTCGCTCCTTTTCAAAGGGATAACCAGTTTAGCAGAGTCTTTTACATTGTCAAGCATCTATTTCCTGTCTATACAAATCAATGATCTTATTGTGGTTAGTGATGTTATTTTGCAGCATTGTGTAGAGTCGTTCTTCCACAGCACTTCCTGTTACGTGTACTACCGTCATAGAGTTATGCTGGCCGGGTCTATTTATACGGGCGTTAGCTTGTAGGTATGTCTCTACACTGGTCACTGGTGCATACCATATAACTGTGTTGGCGGCTGTTAAAGTCAAACCATGTGACGCGGCTTGCGGTTGTATAATAAGAACGTATGGATCGTCATCTTCTTGGAAAGTCTTAATAATTTCAGCGCGTTTATTAACAGTTACTTTTCCAGAGATTACTTTGCAGGTAATTTTACTTTTAGTTAGGAACTCCTCAAGCAAATTTATAGTATGTGTAAAGGGTACAAACACAAGCACCTTGTGAGATGACTCTTCAATTACTTCTTTAACAATGTTTAGCCTGTTACTTACATCAAACTGTATAACTTCTTTGTCGTCGGAATAAACCGCGCCTCCTGAGATTTGCAACAGCTTGTTTAAGTTAGTAGCAGCATTGACCGAAGTAACCTGTTCTCCGTCTGCTTGCATCATCATCCTATCTTTCAATAACTTATAGTAAGTCTCTTGCTGCTTAGTAAGTGGAGCTTCGCGTTCCACATGCACAACTGGAGGTAAGTCTAGGCACTGGTCTTTCTCAAACCTAATTGCCGGTTGCAAAACTTTATGTACTATAGTGTCCGCATCTGGCTTAGGTCTCCATATATACTGAGTTATCTTGTGCATAACCTTGTCACGAAACTGCCCAAAGTATTTAGGTGCGCCATCTGGATTAATTAACTTAGCTAAACCAAAAGCATCAACAGGTGATTGAGCTGCTGGAGTACCAGTAAGCATCCACATCCAGGGAATGTTAGTCGCAAGTTTGTTAAGCGTTTTCCAACGGTTTGTCTGCGCGTTTTTATACGCATTGGCTTCATCGACTACGATCATGTCGAACCCACCATTGATAATCTCTTCTGAAACTACAGCTACGCCATCAAAGTTTATAATGACAAACTCTGCTCCTGCGTTGATTATCTTTTTGCGTTGAGTAGACGTGCCGTGAGCAACTGAACAACTGCGGTGCATGGCAAACTTAAATAAGTCTTGCTGCCATGCTGATTTCATAATAGACAGAGGGCAGATTACAAGTACACGTTTGAGGTGTCCTAAGTTCATCAAGTAATCCACTGCCCATATTACACTAGCAGTTTTACCTGTACCCTGTTCGTTAAAACAAAAAGCTTTTTTGTGTAACGTAAGAAAAGCAGAAGTCTCACGTTGGTGGGCAAAGGGTTCATACTTACCAGTCCATTCATAGTCGCGTGTAATGGGCGAAGGTGTACCTTCAACCTTCAACTTTGCTAGTGCTTGCGCTCCTTTTAAGTCCCATTTAACTGCAACTTTATACATCCCATCTTCTTCGCTTAAAACCTTACACCTTTCGATAGCCTCAGTGACTAGATGGGGACGTTTAGTTCTAAGTATGATCGCCTTATCATCGACTACTTGCATTATGCTTTCCGCTCACGAGTGCTTTTCTCTGAGACTAACTTGCCTTTTGAGTTACGCTTGAACGAACGGTTAGCACCGGCTACTTCTACTTTAGTATTGCCTGGGTTCTTTCCGCCCTTAGATATAGCCTTCTTGTGTGCTACGTCTTTACCGTCGCCCTTACTGACTTTGCCATCTTTTGAAGCTTTGCGTCGAGCAGCATTACGTTTTGCACGGTTCTTCTTTTGCTCTTCCGTGCCTTGGTAGTTTTCATATTCTTTCTTGTAGTTTCGTTTCTTAGGCATGTTACCTCCTTTACATTTGAGTTATATGGTATTCTTTCTCTACAAAGCCTTCTTTGCTACCTTGTATAAAAGAAGCACGTACCCATACATTCTTGTGTGCAAGCCGTCGTATGTGCCCACGCCGTAAATGACTACGCTTACCACTATTCTGGTTTGACTCCATTACATAGGGGCTATCCCAAATGTCCCCACCTATTTTAAGAACATGGTAAGAATAATCAGAAGTGTCATTACTGTGTTTAGCGTGTTTTTTTACCAACTTGTCAGGCATCTTTACTTTAACTCTTTCCATACCCTGCACAGATAATAATTTTATCAGAGACATTAAAGCGGCAATGTCTTCGTCAAAATCACGCAAGCCTTCTTCTTCAGTTTGACCCGCATCTTTCATTTGCTTTAGCAATTCTTGCGTAGCAGGATCGCCCCAATACCTACGCCCCAACCCATAACCAACCCCTTTTTCGACTGGCAATGGGACTTTGCTCAACGCTACTGCTATAGGCAAACCTACCCATACTTTACGATTAGGGTCGTACACTGTACTTGTACACACTATAGGACCATTTTTGTTTGGTTGACAAAAAACAGAAATCTTCCAACTGTTATGGAGAGCGCCTTCTTCTCTGGGTGCAGTACGTAACCATGACTCACTTAACAATATCGTTATGGGGTAAGGCAAATTAATAAGTTCATCGTCTTCAAACACTACATAGCCTTCTTTCTGTTTACCAATGTTAAGTACTTCGTTAATTTGGGGCACATAAAATTTTGGACCGTTTTTTATAAGCATAGAATTCATTTTCAGAGAGTCTTTAGTATGAGTAAGTGAAGGTGGGAACTCTGCACCGAATTTTTCCAATGCGTTTGCCGCTTCTTTAAACTTACGCCAATGAGGTATACCCCTAACCTTTTGTTTACTCATTTATCACCTCCTATTATGTTCACATTTAGTTACCGGACAGTACGCACACAGTGGACCGTCAATAGCGTTCCACACTTCGTTCTCTTCTGCCGAGTCTAGTCTTTCTAGTTCGTCGTCAAACACAGTGAGATATGACTTACGCATGTCTGACGTGTGTTTCTTTTGCACAAATTCTTTACTCACTACATATGCTAAAGCAGACTTAATACTTTTAATCCCTGGATAGTGTGTGAACGTAGCCCCTGCCAGTAAATCTAATTGTTTGGTGTCCGCATACTTAGCACTTTTACCTGTCTTGTAATCAACTAGATAAGCTTTATCGTCATCAACTATAAGTAAGTCCGCTATACCTCTCCACCATACGTTGTCAGCAAAGAAAGTCGTGGGTACATACTCACCTTCTTCTTTAGCCAAAGCCATTCGTATCTCACAATGTTTCTCACCTTGTATATTATTTAGCGAGTCTAAAGTCTTTTTAATAAAGTTGAACTTAGTAGGTATAGGTGTGCCTTTCTTGACGTAATGTTCCGCAGCTCTATGCACCTCGTTACCGTAGTACATAGCAGAACTACTTACGTCCTTCACATCTTTAGCCACCTTCAAGTGATAATACTTTTTAGGGCATTGCTTGAACGTGCTTATACTACTGTAACTCCAAGCGGTCATAG